GGAATCAAATCCTCATCTGAAAAGTAGAGGGTGCCTCGGCACAAGGCAGGCCCCCATTCCGCTGGTTCGAGGGCGGTTTGCGGATAGCGCACCACCATGTCGTCAACAACGGCATCGACAACAAGATGGTCTCCTTCAAAACGGAGTTCTTCAATGCTCTGTACCTGACTCACTTGACCTCCTTTGCAGTTTCGCTGGGAAGCAGGGAATCCATCCACTGATCCCACGACATTTTCAAGAATTGCTCCAGCTCGATCAAGCGCTCCAGCTGTTTTTCTTCGTAGCTGGTGTTCAGACCGAGCCCGTTGTAACGGGTGATCTGCAGCTGGAGCGTGTGCTTAGCCCAGCCAACGGCGTAATACCAGGGGCTGAGGTCGCTGTTGTCAACTTTGGCTTGGAATGGCTCGTACATTGTTAATCAGTAATGGAGGGCTCGCCTTGGCGGGCTTGCCCTTAGTGTTGCACAGAAACAGCCCGACCGCAAGGCCGAGCTGTTGCGTTTCTTCACAATCGCCGGCACTAGGTCAGGCGCGGCGCTCAGTCATCGAGCTGCTCCCTTAAATTTGGCGGCTTGGGACGGCGATAGATACGCAGCGCTTCCGCGTCATCGCTAATCCATTGACAGCACGCCCCCAACTCTTGGTCAGCACCCCATTGGGCAGCGCACCTAGCGACATACATCTCCTCGGGGCTCACTTCGCCAAGGTCGCCGCCGTAATACTCCAGCAGCCACTGCCGTACCAGCTCCGGCGGTGGGGTGATGGTGCGGTCAGTCATCGAGCTGCTCCACTGCGCGGCGCAGCAGCTCAAAGTCGGCCGTCATCTCGTTGGCCGTTGTGTGAGCATTGGAGGAGAACCTACCAATCGCCTGGAGTGCCTGCTGCTTCAAGCTGAGCGAATGGATGCGGCGCTCAGCGAGGAGTGCCATCCCAGCGTCGTAACCGTCGTTGTCCCTAACCAGCTCGCAGCACGCCTCCAGCTCCTGGTCGGCGCCCCATCGGGCGGCGAGGGTGGCGAACTGCATCTTGACTTCAAACATGCCGGAAGCGGCCAACGCTATATCAGACCACTGCTGTACCAGCTCTGGTGGCGGGGTGATTGGATGTTGTGTCATTACATAAAAGTTTTTAAGTTAGGTACAAAAGCTAGTCGTACCAGTGGATTTGGGGTGAGGGGCGTACAAAGGTTTATGGGCGAGTCGCGTTTAATGCAGCCCCGACCGAGCTGCACCCCTCGGGTCGTGCCGGAATCGAACCGACTGTCTGAAGCGTTGTCCGCCTGTCCTTACCAATGGACTACCGACCCAGCCCTATGCTAAGCAGAGCGGGAACCCTTCTACTCTTGCACACCTAAGGCTTCTGGCTCGTATTGCGTGAGGACGCAAACGTCAGCGCCTTGGCGGAGGGCAGTGCCAACGATGTAGGCGAACTGGTTTGGGGCGTCGTCGGACTCCTCGATCTGGTACTCCTCCACCTCGTAGGTCATGCCCTTGCGATACCAGGAGACCCGGATCACGGCGAGCAGCTCGTAGGGGATGTCACCGACGTTGTACCCCAGGACAGGCTTCCTGGGGCGTTTCGGCTGGGGCGGTTCCGGCTTCACTGGATCTCTCCAAAACACCCACGCGGCAACCCGCATGAGCCCTAAGAAAAAGTTAGGCGGGGTGAACTGGCCCATCAGTCCCACATCCGTGCGGCTTCCTGCATCAGCTGGTCCAACTCGGCCTGAGACCTTTCCTCACGCGCGTGGGGATATGTCCCAGAGGTGTCCCATTGACCAGATCCCTTGGTATCACGGGGTTTCAAAGTGGGACAGGCCTGTTTTTCAGGGTCAGGTTGTCCCACATTCGATTTAAGTGGGACAACTTCCTGAATTTCGGGCTGCTGTCCCACTTTGGATTCGTTGGTATCACAGGGTTTTTCCTTAGTGGGACAGGTATTTCCTACCTCTCCCCGCGAGGGAGAGAGAACAGCTTGATAGACCTTGCTGGCACTACCGCGCTTTCCATCGGCTTTGCGCTCCTCCATCACGTGGATCAGCCCACGTTTTTCCAAGCGTTGGAGCGCCTTCCTGATTCCGGCGACACTTCCTCCGCAAATCGGATCAGAGTTGAGTTCATCACGGGTTTTGCCGGCTGGGTAGACGACACGAAGGCGCTGGAGCACCCGATCAATGACGCCTGACGGGGTTGTCTCGGTCGGATCGACCTCGGGTGTCCAATCCGCCAACGTGAAGCTCAGATCGGCTTCTTGGCGCAGCATCAAGCTGGTGCCACCACGACCAGAGCGCGATTTTTCAATGGTGATGATTCGGGCATTAGCTCCTGTCTGCTCCAACTGCTTGTCACTTGGACGCCGAAGGCTCCAGGTTTCGTCAACAGCATCCCGAATCGCACTGGTGCCCCTAAAACCGCCGGTTTTGTTGGCGTGGTGAATGATCAGGATCGTGGTGGCCGGGAATAGCACCCCGTTATTACGGGTCAGCCAGTAGAGAGGGGTAGCGAAATCGGACTTGTTCTCGTCGAACGCCCGACCGCCAGAGCAGCCGATCAGCGAGTCGATCACCACCAGCTTGGGGCGCACCCGGTCCATGAGCTTTTGGAAGCGTGCATAGGACTGGAGCGTCCAATCGGTACGCAACGTCACCGGAGCGTCCGCCGGCATTTCAATCTCCAGCAGCTGTTCCTGCATTTGCACCAACGGTTGGTCGCCGTTTAGTAACAGCACCGGCCCCTGCTGCACTGGAACGTGCTGGCCGCGAATCACAAAGGGCGCACCCGTCGCAATGTGCTTCGCAAGAGTCCAAGCCGCCATGGACTTGCCATCACCACCAGCGCCGTAGATCAGGACGACTGCGGGGTTGGGAAGGAGATCAGGAATCAAGTAGCTGCGCTCAAAGTCCTGCTGGAGCAGCTCCTTCACCGTCATCGTCTCAGATTGAGACTCATATTGGACCTGATCGACATACATCTTCTCCAACTCAAAGGCGTCGCGCATCTTTGCCTTGTACGCGATCTTGTGCAGCTCGTATTTCTGCTCTGCCGGATTTTCAAGCTGGAGCGCCTCACGTGTCGCCAGGATGATTTCGGAGAAGCGGGGAAGATGCTCTTGACCGGCATCGGCCTCCAGCTGCATAACGACCTTCCGCAGGTCTTCTGCGAGCCACATGCGACCAGGCATCTGCTGGTCCGCCATCCAGAAGAGCGTCCCGAGACTGACTGGCCCTTTGCGAAAGGACTTCCAGACCTCATCACAGGGATTGCCTTCAGACCATTCCTGTGAAAATTCGGGATCTTCTGCAGACCATGCGGACCACAGCGTTAGTCCTAGGTCAGTCGGCAACTCCGAGTGGATCGCCATCCCCACCTTGACCCAATGGTCCCGGCTGCCAGCGCCCTGCCCAGGGATGACCTTCAGCGCCGACTGGATGATTTCGGCAACTTCAGCTGGGTCTCGATCCGAGAAATCCAGCGCCTTGCGGTTCTTGATGAAACCACCGTCCTGGATCTCCTTACCGGCGTGATCACGCATCTCCGCCAGCAACCACTCAGGGGCGTCAGGAATCGCCTCCAAGTCGCCTTCAAAGCCGTAGTGACCTTCTGGTGCCTTCCCATCACTGGAACCCGGATAAGCGCCGTAGATGACGCCTTGACGGCCCCACAGCACCTCGTAACCAGCGCCGGTATCCGACAACCCAAAACCTTTTACCGAGCCCCACAACGCCTCAGGAACGCGGAAGAGGTACTTCGCCGCATTGGCCTTGGTCGAAGTAATGACTGGAGCACCCTCCAGCGACTCACCCCACTTTTTCTTGAGACGACTGAGATTCCGATCCACGTCGAGAATCACGAGTCCCATGCTGCGACCGCCGGTGAACACACCGACCGCCTGGAACACATTCGGCTTGCGCTCGATCTGAAGTGCCACATCAGACGGCGCCATCACCTGATGGTGGCTGCGCTCTAGCGGGGTCTTGCCCTTCGAGATTTTCCCGGACTGGATCGCCTGATCCTTGGCGTAGATCGGTGCATACGCCATCCCCACAGGCAGCTGGCGCACAAAAGCCAGCAGATCCTGCGTCTTACTTTGCGACATGTTAGAGTCTCACACGAGAATGTTCACCACGCCCCCGCAGCTCAGCTGTAGGGGCGTTTTTGTAGGCTAGCGCCCTCGGTCAACCCGTGTTACTGTGTAAGGCGTTGGCACTCCTGCCGACCACACCAAACACCTAGACCATGGCATTTCTCAGCAAAACCGCCTCAGCAGCAGTCACCTCCAACAGCACCGGCGGCGGCTACCTCAGCCTTTCAAAACTCCCCGATGGTGGCTCCGTCCGCTTCGCCCTACTCACTGACGAACCTCTGGAAGGATGGGAATGCTGGGGCCAAGCAAACGGCACCAACAAGCCTTTCCGCTGGGACTTCGAGCCCACCTACGAAGACGTGGTTGCCGAAATGGGCGACTTCGAACCCCGTGAAGGCCGTGGAGGCCCCGGCACCGCAGATCTGAAGTTCTTTGTGGCGTTGCCCGTCTACGTCTATGACGCCGGCAAAGTCCAAGTCCTGCAGATCACCCAAAAGTCGATCCTGAAAGAGATCGACGCCATCAGCCAGCTTGAGGATTATTCAAATCTGCTGGAGTGGGACTTCACCATCAGCAAGAAAGGCTCTGGTCTTACCACCGAGTACGCCGTCCGTCCTGTACCCCGCAAGCGTGGTTCGCAGGAACATATTGATTCCGCCTGGATTGAAGCCAAAGCTGAGGGCTTCGACATCTCGCGCTTGCTCACAGGTGCGAACCCGTTCAAGCCTGCCTGATAGGTAAAATGGTGGGGCAGCGGTGCTTCCAACACCCTGCCCCCGACCACCTACCTGCAATAGGCGATGGCACGAGCATACAGGCCCCTTCCCTCCACGGCGGAGTTATGGGAGCTGTTTTCCTTTAACCCTCTCACTGGAGAGCTTTTCTGGCGCGTTCGCCGTAGCTCTCAAACACGCTTGGATGTACCTGCTGGTTTTGTAGACGCTTACGGCTACAGGTCTATCAAGCTCGGTAATTTTCAGTTGAGAGCCCATCGCCTTGTGTGGGCATGGGTCACAGGTGCCGATCCAGGTGCTGTGCAGATCGACCATAAAGACCAAAACAAGGCAAACAACCGTATCTGGAACCTCAGGTTATGTAGTGATACACAAAACCGCGCCAATATTCTTGGGATGAAAGGCTGGTGCAAGGCAAATGGGCGCTTCAAGGCTCGCCTTATAACCCAAGGGAAAGCTGTTTACCTTGGAACGTATGACACGGCTGAAGAAGCTCATGCCGCATACCTAGAAGCCAGGAGGCGCTTGCACGGCGATTTCGCAGCTTGACACCTGTATTAGAATCCAGAAGGGAAATAGTACCTTCAATGCCTAATACACAAGACACACTTGCTGGATTAAGGCGTTGGAAGCTGGAACGTGATGACGAAAGCGACCCCGGCGGCCGGATCTACAGAGACCAAACCGGGAACGTGTATCACAGTGTCACAAGAATCTTAAAAGAGACCAGTGACACTACCGGACTGGAACGCTGGACAGCACGCCTCGGGGAAGCTGAAGCTACATGTCAGCGTAATGTTGCAGCAAACAGAGGCAATATGACGCACAATCAAGCAGAGTATTTATTAAAAACTTCAATGCAATTAGCCCGTTCTACAGCAAACAAAAGAAACTCCATTCGCTGGGACGAACAAGGACTGGCGCGTATTCCTGTCCCGATCACACAATGGGCACTCAAAAGGGTACGCCCCAATGTTCCTCCAGTAGGATTCAGTGCAAAAGGTTACGCTCGATCACTATCTGACTGGATCGCTGAAAACGTAACCGAAGTATTTGCAAGTGAATTTTCCATTCATCACCCAGCAAGATTTGCTGGAACAGCAGACGCCCTGCTCACCATAAAAGGTAAACAAGGCATCTATGTTTGCGACTGGAAAACTAGCGTGGGACGTAAAACCGACCGCGACGACAGGCTTCCCAGCGGACATACTTACATTGACCAGTGCGGAGCCTATTCACTGGGACTTAAGTATTTAACCGGCTTAAAACCAGCTGGAGCGGCAATCGTACTAGCCCGCCGCTGCGGTACACCTAACGTCCACTACATGGATGCAGCAGAGCTGGAACAAGCTGAGCAGTCATTCATGGAACGATGCCACAGATATTTCGATGTCATTCAAGAGGCCATTCAAGCCTAAAAATTCATTCATGTTTAACATTCGCCATTCATAAACACGCTGAATAAACGCCATTCATTAACCAGACTGAGCACAAGGCCATTCACTAGCTGGATCGGCCATTCATGCTGTCTCAGCTGGGTCCAATGAGTCTCATCGCTACGGCACTGGTATTGGTTGGGGTTGGCCTGGCACTGCGGGCGCTGGTGCTGCTGGTGCCCGATAGGGAGCCGGGGGGTGAGACTCTACCCTCTCGGCTTCGGGTGATTAACGGTGGCAGAAAAGGCCCCCACCGCTAGGCAGGAGCCGAGGTTAATCAGCTGGAACGCTTCCGGGAGGGTCGGGCCTTGCCGGCATCCTTACGCCTGGAACGCTTGGCAGGTTGTGCGGCGTTTTCCGTTTTCCCCAGCTGATCTTGTGGAATCTGTGGAAAACCTCCAGCCGCTAGCACTTCCTCAACGGTGAGCGTTTGAGTGCTGACCTTGGCACGATCAAGCACTTCCTGGAACGCTGCAGCCTGTCGCAGCTGTTGCTGGCGCTGGTGGAGGTCCGGCAACGTTTCAAGGTGCCACCGGCTCGAACCTATTTTTGAGGCTTCCGCACGGTTCTCGCTAAGCCAGGCCAGCACCTCATCCCCGCAGGGGTGGTGCTGAGCTAGCCATAGCTTGTCTGCCCACTCGATTTGCAGCCGGCGCTTAGCCTCTCGTGCCTCATCCCTGGAACGCTTGCGTTCGCGCTGCGTTGCCCATTGTCCGCCTGTCATTCTTGCGGCTCCGCGTAGGCGGACTCGATGCGACGGCTGCAGCAGTCACACAAAAGCTCAGGATCCTCCCAATTCGCGTCGATCGCCACCAATCCCCAGCCGTCGCGGCCGGTAGTGGTTCCGATCGATTCGCGCTCAGTCTTGGCACAAGCTGCGCAGCAGGCGCCGCCATCGTGAAACACGCCGAATAGCGGATAGCCGCCAGGCCACGCGTAAGGGTTGGCGCTCAGCTGATCAGCGAGCCGGAGGCTGCGTGATTGTGTGGTCATGGTTCCCTATGGGTTGGGGATACCCTGCGACAGTAGCACGGGCCGCTAGTCTTGCCAGCTGGCTCTGATGTAGTATTGTGGTGAAGTTCAGTCGAAGCCCACCCATGGCCGACCTCTACACACCCGAGAATCTGGAGCGCTGGAGCTCAGCGGATCCCGCGTTTGGCAGCACCGGCAACTACTGCGGTGCTGATCTGAGCGCCTTCTACATCGCACCTATCAGCAACGGCCGCGACACTAGCGACGCTCTCACCCTCTCCAACTGGCGCGTGATTAGTGCCGAGCTGGAGCGACTAGCGCAGCACGATGAGAGCGGCGCCCATAGCTTCGGCCATTGGGCCTGCGGTTGGTATGAACTATGGTTAATTCACGAGAGCGACGCCGCGGCGCTGCGGTGTGCTGATGAGTGGGCCGCCAGCTTGGCAGACTACTGCGTCGCTGATGAGTCGGATTGGAGCGAACTCGAATCCGAGCACGAAGCCGAAGCATGGGAGAATTGGGCCATGGCTGAATGGCGCGGCGTGGTTGAAAAGGCGCTGCAGGAGTTCGCGCCGGATGACGCCGACCGCTACTGGGCCGATGAGCAGCTGGAGCGAGTAAGCGATGATGCCATAGGAGAGCTCTGGCACACCGTCGCGGATCGCTTGCCCTGGTGCTGCCAGCACGAGAGCGACGGCCCGAGTTTCAACTTCCGCGACGCCGCTGAAGCGCTGACACGCTCAGACCTTGCGGACCTTACCGGATTGGCACTGCTGCCAGCGGATCAGGAATGGCGCCGCGAATCTTACCCGTGGCCTGATGGTTCCGGCGATGCCCTGGCGCCGGCACTTGCCTAGTGGCGCGTGCTGCTGTATTGTATTTCACGAGACCCCACCCTAAGGCTCAAACCATGGCTCACACTTTCCATTGGACCGGAACCCACGTAGACGGCTCTCGGGCTTGTGCGGTGGTTCGCTACTCAGGCCCGACCGCTGGCGGCCGTGGCTCTCGCTGGTTTGCCAGCATCAAGCGAGACTCTGACACTACCTGGCGTGGTTCTGCCACTTTCCAGGAGGGACCCATAACTGCCGCACTTCGGGCTGCCACTAAGGCCGACCTGGAATGGCAGGCTCTCACCTGTCACAGCATTGATTCCGATACCTACGTTGTGGGGTTCTGAGCGATGCTTAAGACTCTCACCGTTTGGGATGTAGAGCTGACCGATACCTTCGGCGGCGAAGCCAATTACAGCTGGGTGCGGCGTGATCAGCTGGCACTGCCACAGGATGCCAGCCGCCGCCAGATCGTAACGGCTGCCAAGGCTGCGTTAGGTCTGACCGGCTGCCGGTGCCGGACGTTTGAGCACGGCGAAGGGTTTGAGCTTCGCCCGGTCGGATCGTGCACCGTTGCTTTTGTCTTGCCGTCTTACTGAGCGGCCTTCGCTTCGCTCAGTCCGCACCGCTTCGGCGGTGCTTTTTTATTGTGCCGCAGTGGTGGCGCTAGTATTGAATCAAACGGCCGCAGAATCTAACAATGTCGGACAATCCGGAAGCTAACAACGAAGCACCGGAGATTGCGCCGGAAGCTGTAACAAATAAGCCCCGACCCTACGGCAAGCGGAACCCTAATGCCGTGATTGAAGAGCGCCGGAAGCGACTTTATAAGCGGCAGTTGACTGGTTTGCCGGTGCGTCAGCTTGTGCTGGATCATGCTGATCGTGAAGGTATCGGCGAAGTTACAGCTTGGAGAGATTGGGATGAGGTCAAAAGGTGGAATGAGGAGGATTGGAGCAAGGATCGCGAGAGTATAGTTTCACGTTTGCAGGCTATGCGCATGCGCGCAATCGACGCCGCGATCCGGAAGGGCCAGATCGGCAGCGCTCAGCTGCTGATGCGAGACCTCGGTGCAGTGGTTGGCGAAGTCGCACCGGAAGCCCAGGCTGCAGCAGCGCCGACCCTACAGATCACCGTGGAGGATCGGCGCCAGGTCTAGGCAGCCGGCGATCCTGTGCTACAATACGGGGAAGCTCACCACGCTTCCCACCATGCTCGCCTTCCTACTTCGCCCCCCTGTGTTCCTGGCTTTTGTAGCCGCCACGCTTGCGTGGGGATTCTCAACACCGAGAACTGACACGCTGCTAGATCGATGTGAGTCTGCCGGCCGATCGGCTGCCGAATGCCGGCTGGTTGTACTCGGCAGATAAGCTCTGCTGATGTTACAGAGTATTACAGTATGGCCCGCCTAGCGGGCCTGCTGTGCTACACTACGAGAGTACAACACGCCACACCATGGCCACCATCACCACCGCCGCCGCAATCCTGCTGGCGCTGATCCTTCTACCGCTGCTAGTCCTGCTGTGGGCTAGCGAGTCACGGCAACAACGCGCGCGCCGTTGGCGTCGCAACGGCATGACACAGCAGGCGATCGCCGATCGCCTCGGCTGCTCGCGCACCACGGTCCGACGGCTGCTCGCGAGCTAGTACAACTGCACTAGGGGGTAGGGTTCGGCGCTGCCCAACGCGGGACGCCACCCAGGGAACCTACTGACATACCCTCAATTTCTTCTTCTGTACTACACCGGGGCAGGGGTTCGATTCCTGTAATACCCTAGAAAGTACCCACCTACATCAAAAATGCCCGACGCTGCTGGAGCACTCACCCTTCGCTACGCGCAAGGCGAAGTTTTCTCCAGCCGAAAACGCTTCAGAGTATTGGTAGCCGGCCGCCGATTCGGCAAAAGTTACCTGTCATGTATCGAGTTATTGCGTGGGGCGATCGAAAGGCCGGGCGAAACTTTTTTCTATGCCGCCCCCACCTACCGGATGGCGAAAGATATCGCCTGGAAGGTAATGAAACGCCTTGTCCCAAAGGCTTGGATCAAGGCAAAAAACGAAACCGACCTCAAGATCGAGCTAGTAAACGGCTCGACGATCGAGTTAAAGGGCACTGAAAACGCAATGGCGTTGCGCGGCCGCAGTTTGGCTGGCGTGGTGCTGGACGAAGCCGCATTTATGGACGCGGAGGTCTGGTTCGAGGTGATCCGCCCCGCCCTCGCCGACAAACAAGGCTGGGCATTATTCATCTCCACCCCGGATGGCACCGCCAGCTGGTTCTACGACCTCTGGTGCTATTGCGAGGAAGGTGACAAGGACTGGCAACGGTGGCAATTCACCACAATCGACGGCGATAACGTCCCACCGGAAGAAATTGAGGCTGCCCGCGCCCAACTCGACCCCCGCACCTTCCGCCAAGAATTCGAAGCCAGCTTCGAAAACCTCAGCGGCCTCGTCGCCATCAGCTTCTCGGACGAAAACATCGACAAAACGGTCCAAGACCTTGCCGTACTACCCCTGCTGATTGGGGTGGACTTCAACGTGGACCCAATGAGCGCGGTCTGCGCAGTCAAAAAAGGCGACGTGCTCTGGGTCTTCGACGAAATCATCATGACCGGCGGCGCCACCACCTGGGATTTATGCGAAGAAATCCAGTCCCGCTACGGCGTGGAGCGCCGGATTATTGCTTGCCCGGACCCAACAGGTGGTGCCCGCAAAACCAGCGGCGTCGGCGCCACCGACCACAACATCCTCCGCAAAAGCGGCTTCACAGTTTCCAGCCCCCGAAATCCGTGGAAAATCCGCGACAAGATCACCTGCGTCAACACAGCACTGCTCGACGCATCTGGAACCCGCCGTCTCTTTATCAACCCAAAATGCAAGGAGTTGATCAAATCCTTACGCACTCTTACCTATGCCCCAGGAACCGGCCTCCCCAATAAGAATCTCGGCGTCGATCATGCTTTCGATGCTCTTGGCTACCTGTGCCTACAAACTTTCAACCTTGCCAAGCCCGAGAGCCTCGGTAAAACGTCCTATCGTGTGTGGTAAGCAGCTGGAATCCTATGCCCGGACACTACAGCGACAAGGACAAACCTAAAAAAGGCAAGAAAAAGGTAGAAAAAGTAATGTCCGAATATAAATCTGGCGCACTTAAGTCCAGCTCGGGCAAGAAAAAGAGGAAAAAATAATGGCAAAACGCGGCCTGTACAGCAACATCCAGGCAAAACGCAAGCGCATTGCCGCCGGAAGTGGCGAAAAAATGCGCAAACCCGGCACTAAGGGTGCCCCAACCGCCGCTGCCTTCAAAGCAGCCGCCAAAACCGTCAAAAAACGGAGGAAATAATGGCCTTAACTATCGCCCACGGCACCAACTTAGTGGAGTACCACGAGTCCACTCCACTCACAGCTGTAGACGACTCGATGGAAGTCCACGCCGACAGCAGCGAATTCACTTTCGCCGCAACAGTTACCGGCGGCGCCAACTTCACCCTGGCCTTCGAGACCAACTTCAACGGCGGTAATACCTGGTACGAACTCGATACCAGCAAAACTATTAACTCAAACGGTTCCTACATTTACTTCTATACCGGAAAACCCTCTAACCGCATCCGTATGCGTGTCGCTTCCATCAGCTCTGGCACACCTAGCATTGTTCCACACATCGGGGTTGCTTATCACGGCTAATGGCAATCCAAACGGTCAACGGAGGCTGTGTTCACATCGAAATTGACGCTGAAGACGGCCTTACCCACGCCACTTTTGTTTTCAAATCACCCCAAAACCCGGCGATTCTGGGTGGGTTTGTTGCAATGCTTGCTCAAGGCATTGAAGTTTTAGTTCCCATCGCAGATCCCGACGACGAGGAAGAAGACGATGATTAAGTGCCAAAATAGGTACAAAGTAGGAGCCTAGCCGTGGTCTACAGCGCCAATATCCCACCGACTGGAGCTGTAGTCAGCGAATCCCCGTTCGTTCGCAGCCTAGATGTCATCGCAATGATGGCCGACTGGAGCGTGATGGCTGCAGTCACCAGAGGCACGAACTATATCCGCGATCTGAGCGAGACATACCTACCGCAAGAACCCCGCGAAGATGACGACGCCTATCAAACCCGCGTAGACCGCAGCGTCCTCAGCCCGTACACCAGCCGCCTAATCGAGACTGCCGCCGGCGCCATCCTCCGCAAACCCATCCATATCGAGGGCGACCCCTACTGGCTGGAACTTGCGCAAGATATTGACGGACTCGGCTCCAACATCAACGAATATGCCCGCCGCGCTCTTGTCAGCAGCCTCACCTTTGGCCACAGCGCCATTTTGGTGGACTACCCCGCAGCAATGGGAGCGCGAAATCTTGCTGAGGAACGCGCCCAAGGTCGCCGCCCCTACTTCGTGCATATCGACGCCCCCCAAATCTGGGGCTGGCGCCAAGAGAGCACAATGCCTGGCTCTCCTCTCACTCAAATTCGCATCCACGAGTACACCACCCGCCCGTTGAACGAGTTTGGCGAAGAACAGATCGAGCAAATGCGGGTGATCTACCCCGGCCGCTACGACCTTTACACCCTCGGTCAGGACGTAGTTGAGTTCAGCGAAACCGGCGACTACAGCCTCGCCGAGATCCCGGTAGTGCCGATCTACAGCAACCGCCGAGGGATGTTGCGCTCCCAGCCCCCGCTGCTGGATATCGCCAATCTGAACATCACGCATTACCAACGCCAAGCGGATCTCATCCACGCGCTCCACATCGCGGCCATGCCCACCCTCGTTTTAGAGGGCTGGGACGACACGACTGGTTCCGCAACGATGGGCGTGAACTACGCCATCGCCATGCAACCGGGCAACAAGGCGTATTACGTGCAGGCAGACGCCACCAGCTTCGACGCGCAAATGCAAGAACTCCAGTCACTGGAGGGTCAGATGTCCACACTTGGCGTCACCAAGTTGTTCGGACAGAAATTTGTCGCTGAGTCTGCCGAGGCCAAGCGTATCGACCAAGCCCAAAGCAACAGCGTTCTTTCCATCATCAGCCAAGAACTGGAAAGCGCCCTCAACCAAGCCTTCGGTTTTGCCGCCCAATACGTGGGCATGGAACCCCCAGAAATCACAATCGACCGCGACTTCGACTACTACCGCCTGATCGGCCAAGACGTGTCCGTATTGGCTCAGCTCAACCAAATGGGCAAAATCAGCGATCAGATGCTGCTGGAGATCCTGCGTCGCGGTGAAATCCTGCCCGACAACATCAACATCGAAGACGAGCTGGAGGCATCAACTGAAAACGCCTTGGCATTGCCGGAGAGCGCAGAAAACACCGGCGACGAGGACATGGAGCGCCGCGAAGAAGAACTCAACTCTTAACTGCTAACCTAGAAACGTCCAAGTAACACATAACTGTGCCCGAAGAACAGCAAGCAGCGGTTACTCCTGTGGAGCCCACTGCCCCTCAGCCTGTGGCTGAAAGCTCCGATCTGGCCTCCCAACTTGAAGCGTTACGTGCGAAAAACCAAGAGTTGATCGCTGAACGTCGCAAGGACCGCGAAAACCGCGAAAACCTACAGAAACAGATCGAAGAACTACGCATTGCACAAGAATCCGCCCAAACCGCCAAATTGGCCGAGTCAGGCGAATTCAAAACTCTATGGGAACAAGCCCAAGAAACTGTTGCTGAACTCAAGCAACAACTTGCTGCAAAAGAATCCGAGATTGAGCAAGTTCGCCAAGGATTTACACAAGAGCAAGTAAAATCCGCCGCGATTGCACAACTCTCGCAGGCTGGTGCATTGGCACCAGATCAGCTGTATCGTTTACTTCAGGAGAACCTACGCGCCAAAGATGGTCAGCCTGTGGCTGTTGTCGGCGGCGTCGAAGTTCCAGTTGGTGAATACATCACCAACTTGAAAAACCCCGGCAGCGGTTACGAGCATCATTTTGCAGCTACGAACCGTTCCGGCATGGGTGTCACGGGTAGTGCCCGCGCCACCGCCCTTCCCGGCCAAACCAACCCCTGGTCTAAGGACAGCTGGAACATCACTCAGCAAATGATGATGTTGGCGAGCGATCCCGACAAAGCCAGGTTGTTAAAGGCAGAAGCCGGTCTCAACTAGCCCCTGTGGGGCGACCTCCGCAAACCCACCTAGGAGCCCACAATGGCTGCCATCTCCGAAAACTATTCCGGCGGTACTTTTTTGAGCGATCTTGTCGCTCGCCCGGAATTCCTGCAATACACCTCTGAAGGCATCTTCGAGCAATCGAAGTGGATTCAGAGCGGCATTGTGCAGCGCAACGCTGCTCTTGACGCACGTGCCGGCGGCACCCGCGTCCGCGTGCCTTTCTTCGACCCCATCAACCCCACCGAAGAGCAAATCCTCTCCTCGGCTGCTTGGGGCACCTCTGGCGCTGGTTATCTGACTCCTCAAAAGTCCACCGCAGACGAGCAAATCATGACGATCCTGCACCGTGGCTTTGCCTACGCTGCAGACGATCTCAGCAAGCTCGGCTCCGGCGCCGATCCCCTTGCTCACGTCCGCAACCAGCTGACCGCCGCCATCAACAAGCTGAAGACCACCACCCTGAAGAACCAGCTGCTGGGTCTTTTCGGCGGTATCTCCGGCGCTGGCGTGCTTGGCCCCAACCAAGTTGACGTGACTGGCACCACTAGCGCAACCGAGGCAAACTACATCTCGGCTGCCAACGTGATCAAGGCCAAGAACGAGCTTGGCGAGCGCGGCGAGGAACTCGACACCATCGCCATGCACTCGGCTGTTGCTTATTACCTGCAACAGATCGGGATGCTGACCTTCAGCACCTCCGCACTGGCCGCCGCTGGCGCCGTGACTTGGGGTGGTGGCGGCGTGGGCGTCGGCCAACCTGAAGTGGCGACCTTTGCTGGTCTCCGCGTGGTGATCGACGACCAACTGAGCTACCTGACCGGCGGTACCGCCACCCATCTGGTGAAGTACCCCGTCTACCTGTTCAAGTCTGGCGTCGTTTCCGAAGGCATCCAACAGGATCTGCGCCTTGCTGCCGACCGCAACATCCTTTCCATGCAGGATGTGATCGCCGTGGATTACCACTACGGCTATCACGTGACTGGCACCAAGTACGCCAACGCCACCGACAACCCGACCAACGCTGGTCTGGCCACCACCGGCAACTGGAATCTGGTGTACAGCACCACCAAGATGGTGCCCATCACCCGCCTGCTCGTTAATACACCCTTCGACCAAACGGTGTACTCATAAACCGCTTTGTTCGCGGTATGATAAGGGCCTCTACGGAGGCCCTTTTTTCATGAATATGCGCCGCATACCTTCCGTTATTGGCTACAGCGCCACACAAGACGGACAGATTTACAGCCACCATCGCTTTGAGCCTTTTCCCCTAAAGCAAACCAACCACACGCAGGGCTACAGACAGGTCAACGTAAAAACAGACAAAGGCTTTCGGACTCGGATGGTCCATTTACTTGTGTTAGAGGCTTGGGTGGGACCGCGCCCAGAGGGCATGGTGACGAACCACAAAAACGGCGACAAAACCGATAACCGCTTAGAAAATCTTGAATATGTAACACAAACAGAAAATATGAAGCACTCTTACGCCACAGGACTAAGCCCGAAACCGCCTACGCGCTACGGAGAGCAGCTCACGCACTTGGCAAAAATGACCACAGAAAAAGTCCTGGCTCTACGGGCTGAAACAGACCGCGAACCAGGATACCTAGAGCGTTTGGGGCTGAAATACAAAATCAGCGCTTCAACCACATCAAAAATCTTGCTGCGGCAGACGTGGAAACACGTATAGATCAGGCTCAGCCTTGAAGCCGCATCTCCTCCTGCCGCTGGAACACAGCTTCCGAGTCAATCGCCATCTTGTACGACTGCAGGATGAGCTGGTTCACAAGCACATAGGAAACCTGCAACTTCTCGCATATTTCAGGCACGTTGGCACCTTTCTCGCGCAGCGCCTTCACCTCCTTGGCTACATCAGCCCACTTCCTCGGTTTGGAAGTGTCGACCTTCTCTTGTGCGACTTGAGTGACCGGCTCTACGCTGGCCTCAACACTGGAACTTCTACGCGGAGTCATGAAACGAGTTCGCCTCTTCGTACTACAGGATAACTGTCGCAGCTTTGTTGACGTTCCTTACGGCGTTCATGCCGAAGCGCAAGCTGAACTAGAGATGTTTGGCGCCAAGGTTTACCACTCGATGGTTTTAAGCGATCCACCCAAACAGAGGAAATCTCGCACTGGCGCTAGACTCAAACAAAGGATGTACTAAGCCGTGGCCGCTGTCATTGACGCCACTCTGGGTGGGGCTTCGGCCAACTCGTATGTGACGCTGGCAGACGCTGACGCCTACTTCGAGACAACGCCGGATTCCGCCAGCTGGGACGACAAGACCAACGACCAGAAAAACCGCGCTCTGATTTCCGCCACCCGCTGGATCGACGCACTGAGCTTTTACGGCGACCGTTGCAGCGAAACTCAGGCACTGAAGTGGCCACGCGAGGACTACAAGGTCGACGGCATCGAACTTGCCTGCACGCTGATTCCAGTCGGCATTGAAGTCGCCACCTACGAACTGGCACGAGCCCTCGCCAACGACACCGACGCCATCACCGGCAACACCGGCACGACCGGCATCTACGACGAGGTGGAGCTGGGCGAACTCAAGGTCAAATACAACAAGACCAGTCAAACCAGCGGCGTGATCAACAACGTCTTCGACGTATACCCCTGGCTCCAGACCTACCTCGGCCCTTATTGCATGGGCGGCGCCGCCAACTACGCCGTCCGCCTATTCCGAGGGTGATATGGGCTTAATCGACACTACTTTTGGCCCAATCCCCCAAGCAGTCTTATCTGACTGGGGCCAAAACATTACGTACATCAAAACGTACACACCACGCACTTACGATCCAACTACAGGCGAGGTCTACGGCTCCGACACCTCTGTGACGGTCAAAGCCGTTATCACGAGGATTAGCCCCCGCGAAGCCGAAGGTCTGTACCAAACAACTGACCTCAAGGTCATCATTGGCGCTAGCGAGCTTGGCACGTACTACCCAACCGAGGCAGATCGCATCCAGTACACCCAAGCTGGAGCAACACGCGAGGCCAAGATCATCGCCATCACCACCTATCGCGGCGATAACCCGGTTTACCACTCTCTAATCGTGAGGCCCCAGTAATGGCACGCAATCGCGGATTCCTAAACGAGCTAGATCGTTTAGCTGAAAACATTGACCGCATTGCAGTTGCTGCGTTTAGCCGAGGACCTGCACGTGCCGCAGAAGAAATTGTCGTCGATCTGCAGGAAGCTGGTCCTGTGTGGACGGGTAAATTTTCTAATTCTTGGCAGATAGAAACAACAGATGGAAGGCGTACGGCTGGAAGTGGTTCGCCCGGTTTGCCTCAACGAGTACCCGCACCGTTGCTTAGCGGTCGTGGTTTTGCGTTTGATGACATTAAATACACAATCTCTAATTTTTCGCCGTATGCGGATGAAGCACGTGATCTAGTTGAGGGTTATTTTATAGATCCAGGTACACCTCCCTTAAAAGAATACGATCGAGGTACACGTGTAAGCGGATACCGTGGAGACCTTGTAGGCGACGATGAAGGACCTAACCGCAGTACCGCTCCGCTTGATTGGTACACAACTTATGTACGAGGCGGCGCTATCGACAGACGAATAAGGATTGAACTTGATGCAGAGCTAGGTAGAGTCCGACTATGAACTACCAAGCTATTCGCGCCGCCGTCGAAAACCCGCTGCTTGCAGCGTTTGGCGCATTAGTGCCGGCGGTGCCTGTGTACTTCGACAACATCACGGCGGTCCCACCTAACACCACTACTGAATACGTTCGCGTCAATGTTACTTTCGGTATTACCAACGAGGCCACACTTACCGGCAGTGTGGACAACGCCCGTGGTGCGATTGTTATCCGCGTTTTTACGGAAAAGGGACGTGGCCCAGCCCGCAACCAGACACTTTTGACTGCGGCTGTAAATGTGTTGACTACTCTTAACGAAACAGCAAAAACAAATACGGGTGTTTATTTTCGTGTAGGTGAAATTAACGGACCATCATTTACGGCAACAGACAGCGCTCCCCATTTTGTGGGCCGGCTTGATGCTTCTTATGTTGCAACTGTGCTGTCGTAGGTGATGGTTAGTGATAGGCGCTAACCTGTATTAAGCCGGGCAGTGCCCGCCCCACTTGACTTACTTCCCATGACCGCGACCGTCATCACGGGCACTTCCGGTGCCTTCTACTACAAGCCCGCTGGCACCACCGGCACTTTCGGTGAATCCGGCGTCAATATCGCCACTGACACGATCACCGTCGAAACCTTCTACGGCTTCCAAGTCGGCGATCCCGTCAAATTCAGCGTGCAAAACAGCGCTGGCGCATCTCCTAGCGGCACACTTCCCGCAGGTCTGACTGCAGGAACCACCTACTACGTCATCAGCTACACCGCTGCCACTGGTGCGCTGCAGGTGTCTGCAACCGATGGCGGTTCCGCCGTGGACATCACCGACGACGGCACCGCAACCGGCAACAACTACTTCGAGGTTGCTTATGCCGACTACGAGGTTGTCGGCCAGGTGCGTGAGTGGACTTTTGAGATTACCCGTACTGAAATCGACGTAACTACGATCGGCCAAGACGCTGCACAGTTTGCGCCTTTCCGCAGCTATGTGGCCGGCTTTGCTGAAGGCACTGGTTCCACCACCGTGTACTTCACCACTGACGACGAGAACTTCGCCAACCGGATGATCAACGACATCATCCAGCGCAACCAGACAGGTGCCTACGTCAAGCTGTACGTGGACCGCGTGTTCAGCGGCGGCAGCGTGAGCGAAACTCTCAGCCGTTCTATTGCAATGCCCATCGTGCTGACTTCGGCCAGCCTGACCATCAACCCTGACGATGCCATTGCTGTGGCCATCAACTTCCGTCCCAGCTCTACTCCTACCTTCGACCTGGTTAAGACTGCCTGATAAGGTTCTGCCGTAGCCAGTTCAGCAGCCCCGGCTTAACCGCCGGGGTTTTTTTGTGTCTAGTCCGCTACAGTAGATCCAAACAAACAGGATTTTATGCCTGCCTCAATTCCAGTCCGCGCCATTGATCGCCTGCGTAAAGCAGCGAACCTGGAGCCTGTAAAGAAGGTCGTCGAGTTGTCCGACGGCAGCACATTTGAAATGTGGGTGGCACCGCTGACGATGGCTGAGCGCGAACGCGCCCAAAAGCAAGCCAAGTCCGACGACGCCAACGCCTTCGCACTCCAACTACTGATCGCCAAAGCACTGGACGAGACTGGTTCCAAGCTGTTCAGCGTCGGCGAGTTGGATGTACTTAAAAACGAAGTGAAGGACAAGGATCTCCAAGCGTTGATGCTGGCAATCCTGACCGACGACGCCGAGCCGATCGACCCAAAATCCTGAGCGCCGAACTGCGCAAGGACAACTGGCTCATGCTCCAATTTGGCGTCGCCAAGGAGTTGGGCCTAACCCTTACCGAGGTTCGCACCACAATGACTGCCGAGGAATTACTCGGCTGGAGCGCTTACTTCAGCATCCTCAACGAGGACCAGCAGAAGGAGATGGAAAAAGCCCGCCGCCGCCGCTAACCCGGCGGCTTTTTTGTCCCTTAAACTGAAGTACCAGAGTGTGACGCAGCGCCGTGGCTTACAGAGCCGATATTGAAATCGCAGTACGCGGCGCTCAAGAACTCAAGCGTCTTCAAAACCAAATTAAAACTACAGGAGATGCAATAGATTCGCTTAACTCAGGTTTTGCGGGTGTCGCTAATTTATTACCTAAAAGTTTAAACAACTTAAAAAGCGTTGTCGCAGAAGCAGCAACTAACTTCAATAAAGTTGTTTTAGGTACCGAAGAAGCGGTAACGGCCGCTAAAGACTACGTTAAGGCTACGAGAGAATTAAACGCCGGTCTACAGGAACGCCTGCGGCTTATCCGCAATATCGAAGCCGCCGAAACAGCCGCGCAGCGTCAAATAATTCCAACAACTAATGCCGGCTACGGGCAGCAGATGCCTGCTTTACCTCCTGCATTTGTACGCAGTAGAGAAATTCAACAAAGTTGGACAACATTTTTTAATGAGGCAGCTGACCTTGCTACAGAACTCAATACCTCTACAGCGGCTAAAGCACTAAACCTAAAGCAGAGCTGGAATACTTTTTTTACAGATGCTGCAGAACTTGCTACAGAGTTAAAAACTTCTACAGCAGCTAGAGCACTAAACCTAAAGCAGAGCTGGAATACTTTTTTTACAGATGCTGCAGAACTTGCTACAGAGTTAAAAACTTCTACAGCAGCTAGAGCACTAAACCTAAAGCAGAGCTGGAATACTTTTTTTACA